GAACCTGAACCCGCCCCATCTCGCGAGGGATGGGGTTTTTTTGAGCCAAAATGCAAGCCATCGAAACTAGATATTTCGGCCCAACAAATACGTTGGGAAGTCGAATTAAAGCGTCCTGTGAGCGTGGGAGTCTGACCGTGCAATGGGATTACGGGATGGGAATCGAGGAAAACCATCGCGCCGCGGCGGCCCGGTTGCTGGCCAAGTTTGCCCAGGAGGATTCCGCGAAGTACGGGGGGGAATCGAAGGTCCACCATTGGGGGGAATTTTCGACGGGCACACTGCCGGACGGTAGATTTGCCCATGTCCTCACGGGGGGTATCCGATGAAAATTCACCATGTCCCCGCGGAGGTAGATTCGGCCATCATGTCCCTCTGCGAGTCCCTCGGTGCGATGCTTGAGCATGCGGACATAGGCGAGGTCCGCGACGACGATACCAAGCAGGTAGTCGAGCGAGCCAAGCGCGTGCTCGCCACTGCCCACGCCTTGCGCCTATGCGTCGCGCAATAGCGTCGATCGCCCTGCGCCTTGCCCTACTGGTAGCCCTGTGGGCAATCATGGGGCTGGCGATGTTGGCTGACGCGGTTTAATCCCCCCCCTTGACCCTCGCCCCCCTGCCGAAAGGTTGGGGGGCTTTTTCGTGCCTACTCCCCCCGCGTTCTGATTCCAGGCACGCGTCCGGCGCCCCCTGCCGGTACTCCCCGTTGACCAGGTGAAGGCCGCGCTCCTCGCTCCTCGCCCCTGCGCCCCTCGCACCCAGGCATCGCCCCCCGCCGGCACCCGCCTCCCCCCCTCCCCGCCCCCCCGCGCCTCATCCCGAAACGGCTTTCGGGATCACGCCCCCGGTACCACCCGCCCCATTCCAGTTTCTGTGATTTCTGTCGTTACAGAAATGTCAGAACGTACAGTCATTTCAGAACGTACAGAACGTTCAGTACAAACTGAACGCTGGCGGCGGGGCGCTGGCTAGGCGCTGGCCCCCGTGTCCACGATCCCCCAGTAGGTACCCTTGTGGTGCGGTACTGTTGAACTACCGAAATTCGGGTATTTGAATTTCAAATTGGGTAGGGTGGGTGGGTTTGTGGTGCGGTTGGGAGGGAGTGGTCACTCGCGCTCGCTTGTTTCCTATGGGTGAAACACTGTCCGAAAACCCCTGTCCCGAGGATCTCCCTTGGGCACCATGTTGAGAGCGAGTGACCGGGGATGAGGATGGCATGGTGCGGTTGGGTTGGTCGATACCCCAAGTGGGGCATTTGTGTGGTGCGGTTGTGGTGTGTGGTTGTGGTGCTGGTGGTGGGCCAAGGGTGGGCCAATCCTGCGCTTGCCTCTCTGCCATCTGAACCCCCCCCATCCGCTGTCATCATACTCCCCAGCAAACAAAACGCATTGGCGACCCCTTTCCGGCGCGCCGTCGAGGCATCCTACTACCGAACCAGACCCACCGAATCCATCTGCCGTCCATTCCTCTGGGTGGGCCAGTGTTGAGCTTGCTGGCTGGGGGCGACCACAAGCCTCGCTGACCCAGGTCGCCTCGTTGCCGTACTGCCGTGTTTCCTGCCTACGGTACCAAGTGGACTACTTCACACAACCACAAGGGTGGTGCCGCTTCGGCTCCCGCGAGGGGGGCCGTAAGTTGCCCCCCAAGCGAGCGGGAGCGAAGCGGAGCGTAACGAAGTGAAGCGCCACTTCCCTCTTATTTAGAGAGGGCAGCCATCTTTTCCATAGGTATCATGCAGAATGTAGGGTGAGTCTTCTCGCGTGCTATTTTAAAGTCTTTACCTTTGCTACCTCGTGCTACATTGTGGGTCTTCACAAAAGCTACCTCGTGCTACACGGAACGAGGATGAAAGGAACTATGTCGTATCGCAGAATCGGTGGAATTGCTCGGACCCTGCGTGGGTTGTTCGAGAACATGGAACCCTTGTCGCACGACCGCACAATGGAGTCGTCGCAGGTGTTGGCCCACATAGCGCAGGTGCTGGGCTGTGACCTGCTTGAGGCGCGGCGGGCGTTTGACTCGATGCGCCAGTGCAACAGCAGGGTGTTGGTGTTTGATCGCAACCAGGGGCAGTGGCACGGGGCGGCTTGGATGCCCTCCAGCGAAACGGATCAGAGCCGGATGATTGCCCGCAGGCTGGCCGACTCTGGAAAGGCTGCGTTGAAGGCGGACACGGTTGCCCGCAAAACGTCGAAGGATCTGGAGAAGCTGGAAGACGCACTCTACGAAGAGTTGGATGGCCTGCGGAATGACCTCGATGCCGTGCGGAAGCAGTTGGATGGATTGGTGAAGCTGGAGGCTGCGCTGGCAGAAATGCAGAAAACCCTGTCCGCGTTGGCGGACAAGGTGAAGTCGATTGACGATGACCTGACGACAGTCTACGGGCGCGTCGGGGAGTCCGAGGCGCAGATCCAGCACCTGTCTAAGGGTGTCTCTGTGCCCTTGCTCGATCTCTACGCGGCTGTGGAGGTTCCTGTTTCAGCGCAGAGCCAGTGATTGCCATGGGGTTCCACTCGGTCCACACGATGGAACCTCGTTCGCCGTGTGAGAGCGGGATCACGTTCCGCTCGAGTCGTCCGCCACGCTTGCAGAAGTTGAGCCTGAACTTGCGTGGGGTTTGGTGGCCCACCTCTTGGATGACTGCGATCTCACGCGCCCAGTTGGTTAGCTCGCTTGATCCGAAGCCAGCGTAGGCCAACTCCATCATGGACGGTGGCTCGCCGTCGCGGTCCTTCGCTGGTTTGGCAATGTGGTGGATCCACATCCAGCAGACCTTGGTTTCTTTGAGTATCGGCTGGAGTTGGTTGCGTAGGAAACGCGACACAGATTCTTGGTTGGATAGGTCGCCTCCGAAGTACGACAACAGTGGGTCGCAGATGATGAGGTCGAGCTTTGACTTGGTGACGAATCGGCGGGCGTAGTCGAGGAACGCTGGTCCGGTGCGGACGGTCTCGGTGCGGAAGTGCAGGTTGGCTTTGACCAAGTCGCTCTTGTCGGCGGGTATTTTGATGCCGTTGACGACGCCCTGGAAGGCTTCTGCCAAGTCTCCGGTGTCGTTCTCTGCTTGGATGACTCCGATGCGGAGTGGGCGCACCGGTGCGATGCCGAAGAACGGTTGGCCAGCGGACCACAGGATGATGAGCTGCATGATCAGGCTGGACTTGCCGATGCCTGAGCCGCCGGACAGGACGATGGATGACCCGCGGGTGAGCCAGCGGTTACCGACGAGATTGTCGGGGTCGTTGGCTGGGACGAACGTCATCAGGTCCCGGATGGTGATGACGGTGGCCTCGTCCTCGGACTGCTCGCGTTCGATGATCCAGTTCTCGAAGGTGTCGCTGCCGAGTTTGGTGGCGAGGAGACGTTGCCGGGTGCCGGCGCGGTGGGCACCGGGGAGTCTCGAGTAGCGGGATGGGTTCTTGTTCTTGGGGTCGATTCCTTGGCCTGCCAAGTGGTTGTAGACGATGTCGCGGCGTTCGTCCCATTGGGTGCGGTCGGCTGCGTCTACGCGGACCCATGCGTGGATGGACTTGCCACCGGAATCGATGAGTACGGAGATGGGTAGGCCGGACTGGCGCAGGATGGCGTTCTGTTTGTCCTTGGGCATGTCGTCCATCTCGACGAGGACATGGCGGTAGATGGAGACGGACTTGTCGGCACCGGAGAACTCATTTGGTTGGAACGGATTGATGCGGACGAACACGCCGTGGCTGTCGTTGGCCAACAGGGTTGAGCCTTCGTTGGCGAAGCGGTCTAGCCATGCTTCGCGGGTCATGAAGGACCCTGTGGAGTTGGGTTTACCTTCGGGTGTGAGGTCGTTGCAGATGGAGATGATCTCGCCCTCGGCGAAGGCAGCGCGGAGGAACTCTCCGAACTCAATGTGTGGAGCGGTATCGGAGTGTTCGATGGGGAGTGGTTCCGGCTCCGGTGGTCTGTTGAAGCGCACCCGTGTGATGTCGACCTGGGCGGGAGCCGTGGAAGCGTTCAGCAGGAAGCCTCTGGGTTTGGAGTGTGGAGTGGAGAGGGAGGACTTGATCTTGTGGTAGAGTTCTCGGTCGCTCCACGGCGGTTGGCAGGAGCGGTTCCAATCGCGCAGGAGATCCATGGTAGTGGACTCGTCTAGGCAGAACCCGTTGAGGAGGCCGGTGACCGCGATGAACGCGGAGTTGTGCCCGCCGGACCCGGAGATGGATGGTGGGACATGCGACAGCCAAGCCTTCGCTCGGTCGATGGTGGTAGCCATGTGGTAGTGCTGTGTCAGTGAACCTTGATTGCACCGGACGACGCCACGCACTCCAGTCCGTACCAGAGTTGGACGTACACGTTGTTCATGTTCTTGCTCACGTCGTCGGCCACGAACTGGTGATGGTCCTGCGACTGGTCTTCGCCTTCAACGTCGGCGACACCGGCTTCGACCATCAGTCCGTCTGGAGCCTCTACCCAAACAGCGAGCTTCATTTCTTGGCCTTCTTGTTCTCTTTGCGGTTGTTGGCGAACTTCTCGATGCGACCGAGTTCCTCGGTGAATCCTCTTCTGCGGAGCCAGCGCCGGTAGGCAATGTCCCATGACTTGGAGTCTCCGGTGTCCCCGGCGTCCGGCACGTCAATTTGCTGGATGGATCTCATTGGTGGAGTGCTTTACCCATCCGCGTTTGATTGCCACTGCCACGATGCTCTGCGCCTCGTCCTTGATCTCGTTGTAGTCGAACTTGAGGTGCTTCGCGATCTCGGGTTCGAGGTCGCCTATCTTGCGGTTTTGAACAAGGCGAGCCTTGTACCAGTTGGATTCCTTGAACGGTGTTCTCATTTTCTGTTGAAGCGTTGGTTAATGATCTCACTGGCCTGCTTGAAGGAAATGGTTTGTGCGTTGGGGATGCCGAACTTCGTCAGCAGGCGGACCTGCTTGGGTGTGGCGAGGTTGAGCTTCTGGCGGGACATGATGGCGTCGAGGATCACGGATGCGTGTCCCTTGTTGCGGATGTCCTCTTGGTTGAATCCGTATTTGAGGAGCATTGCAATCTGTTTGTCGGAAGCGGGTTCGCCCTGCCACGGGAACATGGGTTCGTAGTCCTGGACTGCGGCACTGTGGATTGAGACGGAGAACTCGACCGGGTCGATGAAGTTGCCGGCGTTACGCTTCTTGCGGGCCAACTCACGCAGGAGGGTCTGCTCGCGTTCGTGGGTGGCTTCCTTGACTGCGTCTTCGAGATCGAACTCGCCCTGTTCCGAGGTCATGCGGTCGGCCATGTCGGCGACTTCACCCTCGGAGATGAGTGACGTGGGGCGGACAAGCCGGTGGCGTCCGGTGAGCCACAGGAAGTCGAGGATCGTCAGTTGGGTCTTGCCTGGGTGCAGCCGGGTCCCTCGTCCCACCATCTGCGTGTAGAGGGCGCGGGACTTGGTTGGGCGCAGGACGACGATGGTGTCGATGGATGGCTCGTCGTACCCCTCGGTTAGGAGCATGGCGTTGCAGATCACGCCGCGGTCCTTGGCTGCGAACCTCTGTAGGATCTCGGCTCGGTCGGTCGAGTTGCCATCGACATGCTCTGCATCCAGCCCCAGTCGGTTGCAGATCTCTGTCATCCGCTGGGAGGTGCGGATGAGTGGCAGGAAGATCATGGTCTTCTTGCCGCCGTACTTGGCGATCTCCGCGGCGATGCGTTCGAGGTAGGGTTCGATG